CGTGAAAAAATCTACAAGATCATTGGGGATGGCCCAGACGCTTCCAGCCTCGAGATGGACTTCGCATTCGGCCCGGGATCGAGTTCCTCGATCCCGAGACGAAAAGCACACCCGTCGAACAAGTTTCTTTCCGCGGATGTAACTAGTGCTGCTCTCCCTCTATTAGAGTACTTCTTTAGAGGGGTCGATCTCGATCGCCCGAAGGCGAACGTCATTGAAAGCAGCAGGATTGAGTTTGTCCCGAAGAACTTCAAGTCTGACCGTGCTATTGCCGTTGAACCCGACTGGAATATTTTCTTCCAGAAAGGTCTCGGCTGTCAGCTGCGGCGATGCTTACTAAAGAGAGCAAACCTTGATCTCGACAACGGTGCAGAAGTGCACCACCGTCTTGCTCAGGAAGCCTCGATTAATGGCATGCACGCAACGATCGATTTGAGTTCAGCCAGTGACTCGATCTCAACGAGCTTAGTTCGGTATTTACTACCTTACAAGTGGTTCGTTGCGCTCAACACGTGTCGTACTGACCGCATTGAGCACGAAGGCAAAGTTATCCCTATGAGGAAGTTTTCCTCTATGGGCAATGGCTTCACTTTCGAACTTGAGACACTGATATTCTACGTACTGGCTTATTCAGCAATACGTAGTTCGGGAGCACACGGGCACCTGTCCGTCTTCGGGGATGATATCATCCTTCCGTCGGCGGCAGTCCAGGATCTTTTTTCAATCCTGGGTGTTTGCGGGTTTATCGTAAATCAAGATAAATCCTATGCAGATGGACTTTTCCGTGAGTCATGTGGGGGCCATTTTTTCGATGGGATAGATACAAAACCCATCTACTTGAAGGACCCGTTGTCACATGATTCAGAAAGATTCAAATTCTGCAACAAACTCCGTCGTGCATCGTACCGGTTCTACCATACTGATGTTCATAACGGTCTTTTCGCTAAGCCTTATGCTAATGCTAAGCGCCGTATCCTTCGGAGTTTTCATATTCCAGAAGGTTACGGGGATGGCGGACTCGTCAGTCACTTCGACGAAGTCTGCCCCTCAGCAAAGCGAAAGCAAAGCCGAGACGTCTATAAACATCCGCACGGAATCGAAGGATTCCGGGTCCGCTGCCTTCTCCCAGTAGTTCAAGAGAGTTCAGTAGATCACGGTGGAATGATGATACACAAGCTTAGGTCCCTGCAATTACGCAGAAACCTAGGCGGGCTCTTCAGATATGATTCTTATCGTCTGAAGCCCCTCATCGATCTTGATGAGATTCCGACCGGTAATCTCGTTACCTACTCCTCTCGGGTTAGGTACCGTGTTGGTCAGATTTGTGTATCCCGGTGGCTCAATCCCGGTGACAGTATTTAACCTGTCACCGCGTTTATAAGCTAGCCTGTTCTCTCTATAAGAGCAGAAAGCAGGCTCCCGCTTATTTGGGGGAGT